TAGCCAACCATTACCGACCCGGATTTATATGTAAATCCCGCAGGCTCGCAGATTTCAAAGCCAATATGGGTGTTGTTGGCCGAGCCGCCTGCATGCCAGCCGCGATGGTTCCACGGCAGGTANTGCCANATCTCTTTATCGTCTACAAAAGCGTGAACACATACCTGCCTATTTATTTCGCCGGCCTTGTAAGATTTGTTCCAGCGGGAAAACCAGTCGGCCGCCATCACGCCCGGTACGGCAGTCGAATGCACCATAATGCCCTTGGGCGTGATTTTCCTGCCCGCTGTATAGCAGTCGTTTCGTGTCATGTACTTTGTGAACAGCTTCATTTCTTTTCATCCTCCTTGTTTGAGCGGTTATGCAGTTGTTCTAGTACGTTTTTCAGCTTTTCAGGAATCGGCAATCCTATATGCGCGGCGTTTTCCAGTATTGAAATCCCCTCGTTGCTCAAGTAAAAGAAGATGACCGCTGTCCGCACCGCGCCGCCGTTGCCGAGCACCTGGCTGTCGATTATGTGTCCCACACCCACAAGTACAAAAATAAGCACCTTCTTGAAAATGCCCTTGGCCCCGATTTCACTGGATAATTTCCTGTCCACGATGGCGCACATCACACCGGTCAGGTAGTCAATTGCCACAAAAGCGATGAGCGCATACAGAAAACCGTCCAGCCCACCGAGAAACCAGCCTAAAAATGCGCCGATGGCAGCAAAGGCCGCCTGCACCCAAGTCCAAATTTCCTTCATGGTAGTTGCCTCCTTTATAATTTTTTCATATAAAAAAAGAGCATCTGCCGTTATGACAGACACTCTTGTAACTTTTAGTTCTTTGCTTTTACTCTGGGGTGGTATCCTCCTCAGGTTTTATCAGACTGAAATAAGTACCATGAGTCAGTACCTGCGGGAAAAGTACACCCGGGTTGTTAATAACAAGATAGAGCCAGGCGCTGGAAGCCACGCTTTCCCATACATGAAACTCCCATGGCAGCATTGCGTAGGTCGCTGTTGCATACAATACCCCGCCGGTTCCATTGGTGCAGTTCTGAAGCTTTATCATTTCATCAACATATACTTTGGCTTCAGAATAACGGCCTAACGCAAGGCAAAGAGCCGCATATCCTAACGTTCCTTCCGACCATACGATTCTCGGCGCTCCTTCATAGTCAGCAGTTCGGTCGCTATACGGCATAAATCCGGAAAATGTATCCTGGGAACTATATCTTTGATTGTAGTAGTCCTTTTCCGAGCTTTGGACTATAGAAACTCCATTAAGCAAGTACACCTCATTGGCAGTAATCCGGCATGCATCGGCTGTTGCAACGCTTAATATTGAGAGGGAAGTACTTCCTGCCCAGGTTGTGCAATCAAGAGCCCATGCTGTATCAATACCATCCTTGCTTATGCCTTGATAAAATCTTTTATTCTCCTTATCGTACAACTTGGTATACAGTGAATTCTTCAGTAGGTTTGCCGCATTTGTATACTTTACTTCCCCGGTTACCAGCGCCAAACCATGAAGCGCCTGCAACGCGCTGCAGTTATGCTCCGTTGAGCACCACTCAATTTCTCCTTCGATGTAGGAATAGTCGCTCATGTTATAGTTCCCGTAACCGCCTGTCAGCAATCCATACCGCAAATCCCTGTAACTTGTCACCTGTCTTGTAAGCAGCCATCCTCCCGCTTTTGAAATCATGCCAATAAACGATGTATCCCCGGATTTTAATGTGTAGTAGCACATCCCCCAGACCAGCCACCCTATTGCGCCTGTTCTGACGTATCCTTCCATCAGTTGCCCGATATATAAGTCGTAGCTGAAATTGAAGCTGCCGTCCGGATTCTGTTCATATTGCATTCTGGTAAGCATTTCCCTGCATATGTCGTAATCGCCGCTTGTGGTGAATACCAACAGAGCCAGGCCTACATCATAGATAAAACAGCGGGAATTCAGCATGTACCCATATATATTATTTGCATTTGATCCGTCTTTGTTGTACTGTGGGTCATCGGAAGGCACCAGAAAAGATGCCGGTATCCGGCCGGTTGTAGCGTTGGTAAGCGCGCCCGCTATGCCCACCGTATTATATACAAACGCGCCGTTGCTCCAAACTCTCTGTATAACCTTTGCTATTTTCTTTCCGGTGTAAACCTTATGTGTATAGAATAAATACCTTCCCTGCCCGACATCCCATATTTTCACTTCATCGGATAGGTACTCCGTATCGGAATAAGAATAGAGCCTGACTTTAAAGTTTGTGAAATAGCTGTATGCATAGTCAACAACAACTCCATCCTTCATAAGTCTTGCTTCCTTGATTCCCTGCTGCACATTCACATCGACTTCTTCTTCATAGGTATAAGTGTATGGTTCTCCAGTTTCCTCATCAATTTCAGTGACTGTGACTGTCACAGTTTTCTTAGTGCGCCATGTCCCGTTGCTTTCGAGTTCACAGGAACAAACCAGATATTCTATATCCCTGATGACATAAACATCAACCGTATATTCACTCGGATTGTCCAGTCCGAACCAAACCCCGACCACCTGTCCGGTATAATAATAATCGTAGTATTCGGCCATATTGATATGCTGCGGATGCACTTTTTCATCTTCCGCCGGCAATCCTGATACTGTACCCCATATGACATCGCCGGCATAAGAATCTGAATAAGCCTCTCCAAAGGAGATCGGGTATATAAAGTTTGAAACATTAAGTTGTGACTTCATAAAAGCCAGGCATTTATTACTGGCTTCGGTATAAACAGCATCATCAAACATTGTTGCTCACATCCTTATTCCACAGGCAGCGTGCAATAAAAAACGACAAGCGTTTTTGTGGCAGTCTGAGCACCGCTTATCGTTCCGCCAATATAGGTGTCTCCGTTTTTCAGCAGTGTTACCGCAACTGCAGAGCCATCGTCCGCTTCAACCATATAGTAAGGTTCGTCAGTATACGCTTTGGAAAAATAAAAGGTGCCGTTGCCAATTATTTTGCCAAACTCGATTGTATATCTTGTACCTATTTCGCTTATTTCCGCAACTGTATCTTCAAGGTCCGACATGGTTTTTTCTATAATGTAGAAGGTATTTGACACACTTGGCTTATACTGGCCGACTTCAACTTTTATATTATACCGGTAAAAAGGGTTATACTCCACCGCAATTATTCTTGTGCGGACATTTATATTCAGCGGATGAAATATAATTTGAATGTTATCGCCCACTGAGATATCCAAAAGCTTAAAGAAAGACAAGGTATATGAAGCTGTGTTTTCCCTGTAGTCATAGCTCACACTGACGTCAGTGACGTTTTTTCCGTCCATGACCATTTTATACTCTGCGCTCCCCCTGTGGGCTCTTATGTTTATTGAATAACCGCTGTATTCAATTTCCCCGTTCACAATGGCAACAAACTGCATCAATGCCGCCCTTCTTGATACACTCTGATTGATTTTCATCGTACAGACATCCGACATTTCCACCACACCGGCAGAAAACGGCGTGCCTTCCAATATCTTTGCAAGGCCAGCGGCAGGTGTTCCGGTAAAGTAGAATTCCGTAATATCATAAGCGCTGTCGTTTAAAATGTAAGATATATGTTCACAGCTTACGTTACAGACAGCTATTCCGTTTTGCATGGACTTTGAAACCTGAGCAATGCTGAAATACTGCCCGCTATATTCTGCCAGGCGGCCTGCCTGAATCAGAATCGAGCTGCTCATCGTGGTGCTAAACGAAAGAAGCATCTCGCCGTCTATCGTTTCCCTGAAATTTGCGTTTAGCACTTTTCGAATAGTGTACAGCAATGTATTTTCAGAATCATAAATCCGAATCATCCCGGAAGCACCCCCAGATTGCGTACCGTTAATGTATTCTGATTCCATTGCAGCTGCGCGATAATTTTTGTAAGCACTGTTCCGTCTATTGTCAGCGGGATCGTAACATTGCAGGCAGTATTGGGCATGCCTTTCGAAATAGTATCAAGGCCGTTTATGCTGGAATTCAAATTTAAATCAAAGCTGGTTGGAATTGCGTTTGCCATATCCTTTTCAACATCTTTCATTGCATTAACAAAGCCTGATCCAAGCCCTTCTCCCATCTGTCCGCCAATTCCTGCAAATACAGTTGAGGGAGAGTGAATGCCAAGGAAATTCTTAACGCCGTCAACAATGCCGGAGAAGAAACTGCTGACCTTATCCCACAGCCAGCCTCCCAGGCTCTTGATGCCTTCCCAGATACCCATGACAATGTTCTTGCCGATCTCGACCACCGAAACGGCCGCTTTGCCCAAACCTTCAATAATGGCCGCAATAATCTGCGGCAAGCTTGCTACAAGCTGAGGAATAGCTCTGACGAGGCCGGCAGCAAGCTGGACGATTAACGTAATCCCCAGTTCTATAATCTTCGGTAGGTTGTTTGTCACAAAATCAACGATTGACGCAATAATCCTTGGCAGCGCCTCGATAAGCTTTGGCAGGGCGTTTAAAAGGCCCTGCGCCAGCCCTTCAATAATGGCAAAGGCCGCTTCGAGGATTTGATCCATGTTGTTAATAAGTGTCTCGCAGATAAGGATGATGGCTTCGACAACAGCCGGGATCAGCTCCGGAAGCGCCTCTCCGATGCCAGCCGCCAGCGTAACAATCATCTGGACGGCTGCTTCCACTAGAGCAGGCAGGTTATCGATTATGCCCTTCACAAGCGCCATTACAAGCTGCAGCGCGCCTTCGGTGATCTGTGGCAGAGCGTCAATCAAAGCCTGCAAAAGAGTCATGACAATCTGTACCGCCGCGTCGATAATGACGGGAAGGTTCTCCACAATAGCCCCGCCGATGGAGGTGACAATATCCAATCCCACCTGAAT